CGACCCGAAGGTCGGCCATCGTACCGAAAGGAACCACCCGGGCCGGACGCCACCACAACGCCCGAAGAGGGGGCAGGTGCGATCGTACCAGCCGCACGACCGGCCCGGTGCCGCTTCACCCGCGTGAGGGCACCAGGCCGGTCTCCGCCCCGCCGCTCCCGACGGCGGGGGGTCCTACGGCGGCGGGCTGAACGGGCTGGTCGCGTTCGCGCCGTGGATGGCGGGGACGGCCAGGCTGAACACGAAGCCGACAAGGCCGAGCAGGAACGACTCGACCGTGGCGTTGACGACCAGGACGGTTATCACCAGCCAGGCGAGCAGCGCGGCGCCGAGCGCGCCGAGGACGGATTGGAGCTGGGCGTGCCCGGCGGCGGGGGCGCGCAGGCTAGGGATGGCGAGGCAGCCGAGCCCGGCGATGACGAGGATGGCCAGGGCAAGGGTCTGCCGGTGGGAGAACCCGACCCGGTTGGTCAGCGCGGCGGCGACCGCGACGGCGACCGCACCGACCAGGGCGGCGAGCCGGGCAGCGCCCACGTCGGGCACGCTCAGCCTCTCCGGCCGAAGAACCCGCCCCGGCCGGCAGGCTCGGCGTCGGGCGCTTCGGCGGGCTCGGCGGCGTGGGCGTGCGCGCCGGTTCCAGCGCGGAGGATGCCGAGCGCCTCGCCGAGCTGCGCGTCGAGGGTGGCGACCTGCTCGACGAGGGCGTCGAGGTCGCTGCGCACCGCGTCGACCTTCCGGCCGACGCCTTCCACGCTTGAGTAGTCGTGGGGGTCGGCCGCACCGCCGGACACGTCGCCGACGCGGACGAGCTGGAAGTTGTGGTCCAGGTACTCCCGGGTCTCTGCGTCCAAGATGCTCAGATCCTCCGGTGGGGGCACGCCGGCCTGCCGCCAGCCGCCGTAGGGTTCCTTGACGATGTCGTCGTAGTCGACCGTGCCGCCGCAGTAGGCGTTCTCGTTGTCGTACTGGTACAGGCAGCGCTTCGGTGACTTCTGCCCGCCGGACCAGGCGTAGCACTGCCAGCCCCAGGCGACCGTGCCGGGCACGAACCGTTCGATCGCCGAGTAGGGTCCGTACAGGCCCGCGTCGTCGCCCTTGGGGCGCAGGTAGGCGGCGGCGGCGTCCAGGTAGGCGCCGGCCGCGTTCCACTGGCTCGACGACCAGTAGGCGGGGTCCACGTCGAGGGCGAAGTAGTGGACGATCCCGACGGGTGCGCCGGCGTCCCGGGCGGCCTGCCAGGACGCCTTCGCCGCCGCGGTGCCCGCGCTCGGCCCGCCGAGGATGTGGCTCTTCGACTCCTCAAAGACGATGACGATGTCCAGCCCGGCGTCGAGCAGGCGGTCCGCTTCGGGCTTGCGGAGGTTCTTCGCGCCCTGGTCGGTGATGCAGGTGTACCGGATGGCCGCCCGGACGCCGTGCTGGGCGAGGCAGGTCGAGTCGGGATGCGCCCAGGAGTAGTCGACCGCGTCGACCATCAGCGCCCCCGCCGCCCCCGGCTGCGGGTCCGGGCCGCCTTCCGGGCCATCCGCGACCGGGCCGCGTGGGTCCGTCCCGCCCAGGAAATCTGCGCGGCCCGTTTCTTGCTCATCCCGCCTCCGCGCATCCCCTCGTAGGCCCGTGACCGGCTCTGTGGGATGTTGCCGTGCTTCCCGCCGGCTGGCATGTCGTCGCCTCCTAGTGGGCGTGCTCCCCACCGAACGTGGGGACCGTCCCGCCGCCGCCGCTGCCGGAGACGGCGGCGAGGATCTGGTCGAGCTTGGCGTCCTGCGCGGCCACGTCGGCGGCGAGCTGGTCGACCTTCGCCTCCACCTGCTTCGCCTTCTGGAACGCGCCCTCCACGCTCGTGTAGTCGTGCGGGTCGAAGTCGCCGCCTTCCCGGTCGCCGACGCGAACGAGTTCGACCAGGTCACGGACCCGGCCAATCGACCCGTCGACCACCTGCGAGGGCTTGGTCTTGTCGATCTTCTCGCCGCGGGACAGCATCCGCCAGAAGTCGTCAAGCATCGCCTGCTTGTCGGCGTCGGACCACTGTGGCCAGGCCATGAAGTCGTCCCCTCCTGTGGTGAACCCGGGCGGCGGGTTGCCGGCCATCGCGGCGACCACGCCGTTCCGGTAGGCGGCCATGTCGAAGCTCGGGTCGATTTTCCTTCCGGGCGGGTCGCACGACTCTTTGTGGCCGGGGACGGTCGTCTGCTTCACTGTCCAGCCCATCACCTGGCAGATGCACGCGACCATCACCTGGTACTCGGGGTAGGCGAACGAGCCCGGCCCGCTAGAGCCCGCCGGGCTCGGCCCGGTCGCTTCGATCCCGAAGCTCGACCCGTTGCTCGGGAAACCGGACCGGCTCGCGCCCGCGTGGTTGGCCCGGCCGCAGGCGATCACAACCACGTCCCCGTTGGCGTGCAACGCCCAGGTGCACAGTGGCCCGGGGAGGTCGCTTCGGCCGTTGGCGAGGACCGAGTCGATGTCGCCGGTGCTGGCCGTGTGGTGGCAGATCACCGCCCACGGGTCCAGGCTCCCCGCGCTCCGGCTCGACCAGCCGGAGTAGTAGGAGCAGCGCAACCCGGCGTCGACCATCGCGTCAGTGCAGGCCCGGACCATGTCCGCGAGGGCGCTCATGCTCGCCATGGCTAGCCGTCCCCGTCGTCGCCGGGGAGCCGGTTGCGGCGCCACGGACGGACCTGGGACTGGTCGTTCGGGTCGAGCCGCTGCTCCAAGTACCAGGCGAGCAGGTCGACGACGGAGATCCGGTCCTCGGGGTAGTCCTCGGGCATCGGGTAGTCCTTGGACATCGGCGGCGCACCCCCACCCGGCCGGGTCGGCTACCCCGGATGGTACGCTCACGACGATGGCCAGCCTGACAGGTCCCGACCCGGCGCGGGCGGCGTGCCGGGGCGCGCCCTTGGAGTGGTTCTTCCCCGCCGAGGCGTTCGGCGTCGAACCGCCCGAGCCGGACCCTCGTGCCGTGGAGCTGTGCGAACGGTGCAGCGAGCGGGGCGTCTGCTTCGCGTGGGCGGTCGCGACCAACTCGGAAGGGACGTTCGGGGGCACGTCCACGGCGCAGCGGCGAGCGCTGTCCCGCCGGTACGCGCGGACGCTGTGCCCGGTCTGCCGGGAGCCGGACGGGGTGGTCGTCGTCGGCGACCAGCAGGTGTGCATCCGCTGCGCGGTCGCGTGGCTGGCCGCCCGCGTCCACCCGGCGAGGGCTAGCCGGGAGCGGGCACCTTCCCGCCCCGCTGGATGACCAGGGCGTCCGCCCAGGCTTCCCAAAGCCGCCAGGCGTTGTCCGTCCAGGCGAGCTGCGCGGCGACCTGCCGGCCGGCTTCGGACAGCTCCGCCCGGTCGGCTTCGGAGTGCAGCAGGCGGCGGAGCTTCCGGTACCAGTCCCGGCCGTCCTTGGCCAGCCAGCCCGCGCCCAGCTTGTGGAGGACCTGGTACTCGGCGCGGGGGGAGGCGACGAACGGGACGCCGCAAGCGGCCTGTTCCAAGCCTTTCCACCACGACTTCCCCCGGTTGAACCGCGTGTCCGCTAAGGGGACCATCCCCACGCCCAGGCCGGCGGCGACCGCCTTCGGCCAGTCGAGCAGCCCGATCCCTCCCGTCCCCGGCGGGTCGGCGTCCAGCCCGAACGCGCGGCCCGCACCCGTCGGGTCACCGACGATCCGGAAGCGGACCCCCTCGGCGACCAGCCGGGGGACGGCCGGGCGGGTCACCTGCGGGTCGTTCGGGTGGGAGCCCATCGACGCCGGCCAGCCGAGCCAGTCGGAATCCAGGTGGCGGGTGCCGTAGTAGTGGGGGGCGAGGTAGTTGCGGACGACCCGGCCGCGGCCGTGGGGGGCGTACACCTTAAGCAGCGCGGGGGTGGAGACGGTGACCAGGGTCGCGTCCCGGCACGCGTCGGCGAGGAACCGCCAAGAGTTGTGGTAGCCGTCGTCGGCGTAGGCGGCCATGGTGACCGCGACGGAGGCACGGCGGCCGGGGAAGCTCGCCGCCGTGGCCTCCGTCGAGGGGCGGAGCCTACCAGGGTGGAGGCCGACGAAGGCGGGGTTGTCGGGGTGGATCGCGGCCAGGTCGTCGTCGAGGTCGACGACCACGGCGACGCCCTTGGACCGCAGGTAGGGGACGAGGGAGGCGACCCGGCCATCGGTGACGCGTTGCAGGACGACCACCTCCGCGTCGGGCGGGTAGTCGGCGTGGACGACGGTGCGGCCTTGCAGCCGCATCGGCATCTGCCGCAGCTCCGGGGGGATGACCCGCACGTCCGCGCCGGCTGCGCGGAGGATCCCACCCGGCCAGATCAGCCGGGTAGAGCCGCAAGCCTGGTCGTCGGCGGGGATCACGTAGACGCGCACGCACCGGGTTATAACCCGGCTTGGCCGCCCGTCCTGACAGGCGGACTGGTAGCCTCCCGTCGTGGCCCGGTGGGTCGAGCGCGGGGGTGGTGGGGGAACACTGACCCGGGCGCTCCCCACCGGGCTTAGTCGCTGGTTACGCCGCCCTGGTCGCCGCGGGCGGCTTCCAGCCGCCGGTCCAGGTCCGCGCGGGACGGGTAGGGCGCGTGGCCGTGCTGTAGCTCCTCGCCGTGCTTGTCGGCGCCGAGCGTGGCGGCGGCCTCCTCCCGCTGCCGCCCGCGCGTGCGGGTGTCCTTGTCAGCCATGGCTGTCCTCCTCGGCCTGGTCGGTTGCGCCTACCGGGCGCCTGGCGGCGGCGATGTCAGCGTCGCTGCGGGCGTCGCCGCAGTCGGGCCGCCCCGACGTGTTCGCCAGGGCGTGGCCGTTCGGGGCTTCGACGCGCCCGTCCGGGTCGCGCGGGTCGGCGTGCCAGACCCAGTACCAGGTCCGCTCGGCGACGTGGAAGATCCGCGCGCCGGCCGCGACGCAGTCCAGGGTGAAACGCCAGTCCTCCCCGCCGTTGGCGTCACCCTGCTCGGGCGGGCTATAGCCGACCTTCTTGGCCAGCTCCGCGCGGACCAGGATCGTCGAGGTGGTCGCGTGCGGCCAGGCCGGGTCGAACGGCTTGCCGAAGTTGCCGAGCACATCGGAGCAGTAGCGGTCGTCGAACCAAGAAAACACGTAGTCGGCGCCGGCCATGGTCGCCGCCTGCTCCAACACCTCAAGGTGGCGGCGCTTGAACATGTCGTCTGAGTCGAGCCAGGCGACCCAGTCGGCGGTGACCATGGCCAGGGCGGCGTTGCGGGCCTGCCAGGAGCCGGCGCCCTGCCGGTCGACGGCGACGACGAGCTGGTCGTAGCAGCGGGTCTGCCGGCCGGCGCTGGCGACCGCCCGGTCGAGCAGGCTCATCCCGCCGGGACCGGAAGGGCGCATCCTCGCCGGGTGGGCGGGGATCGCGACGGCGATCGTGCCGATCACGACGGCCACCACCAGTAGGCATGCGTGGCCGCCCGGCCACGCGGGGTCGTCCAGATAGCCAGCTCGTAGACGGCGACCGTCCCGGCCGGGGTGCGGCACCAGGTGAACCTGCCTCGGTCGGTGATCGGCCGGAACGTGGAGCCCTGCCGGAGCCACGGCTTGACGGTCACGTCGACAGCCCGTGCTCGCGGGCGAGCCGGTCGCGTTCGACGGCCTGGTCGGCGGCGCTCCTGTGCCAGATCGGCGCCGACCCACCGGACGTTCCCGTCTGTGCGGCGCTCCCGCCGGTGTTCGCCCCGTGGATGTAGTAGCGCCACGTCCGAATGCCACAGACATGGTGGAAGCGGGCGCCAGCGTCGAGCAGGCGGAGCAGCAGCCCGTAGTCCTCGCAGTCGCGCGGCCATTCGACGCTGTACGGCTCGGGCATGCCGCCGACCCGCCGGACCAGGTCGGTCCGGACGAGGTAGGTCACGGGGATGAAGTTGCCAACGTCACGCAGCCAGCGCTCCTGTTCGGGGCCGAACGGCACGTCGATGGGGCTGGCGACCAGCCGGCCGTGCCAGGGCGCGGCGAGCGGGTCCCGTCCGCCGACGATCACCGGGTAGGAGTAGACCAGGTCGGCGCCGGTTGCGGCGGCGGCCATGAGCAGGGTGGACAGGTGGTCGGGGAGGAGTTCGTCGTCGTCGTCCAGCCATGCCATCCAGGTGGTCGACACGGCGGCGAGGCCGACGTTGCGAGCACGGGCAGCGCCCTCCCCGGCATGGTCTTCGACGACGACGATGCTCGCCGGGCGCCTCGTCTGCCGGCCGACGGAGGCGAGCGCGCGGGCGAGCATCTGCTCCCGGCCGGGGATCGTGGGGGTGACCACGGTCACGTCGGCGGTCTCCCCACCCAGCTCGTGGACTTCAGGGATCATCCGGTGACTCCTCTAAGGGCTTCGCGGATACGGGCCGCGTCGGCGGGGAAGCTATCACGCTGCCACGCCAGGTACGCGGCCCGGTCCCAGGCGTCCGCATCGGGGTGGTTGACCCGCCGGTAGACCTCGTCCATGTCCGCCTTCCCCGCCGCAGGGTGGAGGTGCTCGATGACCACCCGGGGGAGGTAGCACAGTTGCTCGGTCGCCTCGCCGAGCTGCTTCCACGCGTTGTCGACGTACAGGTGCCGCAGGCCCGGCGGGCTCATCCAGCCGAGCGCCCGGACGATCCGGGCGTCCATGAACACGGCGGTCGGCAGGGCTCGGCGTTGGAACAGGTCGTCGCCGTAGACGATGCCGTAGCCCGTCTGGATCGCGTCCAGGACCATCTGGTCCCAGCCATGGGTGCGGGGGACGTGGTCGTCGCCCATGAACCCGACCGCGTGGAAGCCGGCCGCGTAGGCGATGGCGTAGTCGTTGAGCGTCCCGCCGAGCGCGCCGGCCGGGTGGCGGGGGGCTTCGCAGAGCTGCACGTCGGCAGGCCAGCGGGCGGCGAGGTAGGTGTAGGCGGACAGGAGCGGGTCGTCGTCGTCGACGGCGACGACCAGGTGGCCATCCCCGGTCGTGGTCCGCTGCCACGCGCTGACCAGCCGGGCGACGTTCCCCGCCCGCTGCCGGGACGGGACGATGACGGCCACCTTCGGCCTACGCATCCAGGGCCATCCTGATCCCCTCGGTGAGCCGGACCTTCGGATGGTAGTAGTCGGTGAGCAGGGTCGGGTCGCCGACGCGGCGCAGCACCCCGGTCGGGGCGCTGGGCACGTGGCGCAGCGGCGGGTCGTAGCCGGCGGCGGCGCAGACGAGCGCGGCCAGCTCGTCCATCGACGTGCCGATCCCGGTGCACAGGTTCACCGGGCCGGTGACCTCCTGGGCGGCGAGGGCGAGGGTCGCCGAGACCACGTCGGAGACGTGGACGAAGTCGCGGACCTGCCGCCCGGATCCCCACACCCGGAACGGGTCGGCCTTCGCGCGGGCGCGGGCGATGAACGCCCCGAACGGCATGCTCACGCTCTGCCCGGTCCCGTAGCCGGAAAACGGCCGGACGATCGTGGTCCCCACCCCGGCGGCGCGCAGCTCGGCGCAGAGCATCTCCCCGGTCAGCTTCACCCACCCATACCAGCCGTCCGGGCGGCCGATGAACTCCGGGAACGCCCCGGTCGGCTGGTCCGCTTCGGCGAGGGGTGGCGCGGCACGGGAGCCTTGCAGGATCGCCGGGTACACCGCGGAGCTGGACAGGTAGACGAGCCGGCGTGGCTTCGCCTGCGCGGCCCAGCGGACCACGCAGGCGTCCAGGTCGGCGTTCTCGGTGACGGCGAGGCGGCGCCGGTCGATCCGGAGCCGGTCGGTGACCACGGCGGCGGCGTGGACGACCAGGTCGTAGCTGGTCGCGTCGTCGGCCAGCCAGTCGCGCAGGTCGGTGGCGTAGCCACGCCGGTCGACGCGGGTGGTCGTCCAGCCGCGCCGGTCCGCTTCGGCGGCGAACGCCTCGCCGAGGAAGCCGGCCGCGCCGAGAACGAGGAGCTTCATTCGCACACCCAGATCCCGAACGTGTAGACGGCACGCGGGTCGACGGTAGCAACCAGCAGCGGCGCCCAGCCTGCCTTGGCGAGCATGCCGGTCACGTCAGGGATGTCCCACGCCCAGTAGTGCTCCGGGTTGTCGTCGTCGTGAGCACCGACCGGGGTGGAGGCGACGAGGAAGCGGGCGTGGGGGCGGAGCTGGATGAGCAGCCCGTCCGGGTCGGCGAGGTGTTCCAGGGTCTCGGAGCAGACGTAGACGCTCGCCTGGCCGAGCATGGCAAGGGAGCCGGGCAGGGAGCCGGGGACGGTGACGCTCGGCACGAGCGGGCTGGTCCGTCGGACGCCGAGGGCGTCGCCGAGGACGAGCAGGCTCGCGCCGACCTGGGCGGCGAGCACGGCGGGGATCGCGGCGTCGCCGCAGGACAGGTCGGCGACGACGGCGAGGGGGACGTGACCAGCGAGGGCGACCGTGGCCAGGCCGACGGTCGCGCGGACCCGGATGCGGTGGTCCGGCCAGGTGTCGTGCTGGTAGCCGTGCGGGTAGCGCTCGGCGTACCAGCCGGCCTCGTCGGCGGGTGGGCGGAACTCCCGGAGCTGTCGGCGCACGTAGGGGAGCCTAGACCACCCGCGGGTTGCCGTCGGTTGCCGCGGGCGGGTGCAGCAGCTTGGAGCACAGCACGAACACTGCCGGCGTCCACGCGGCCACGGTGCCGGTGCCGGCGCCGGTGCGCCTGACCTGAATGCGGAACGACGCGGCCACCCGACTCCGGTCGTCCCACGCGCCGCACAGCGCCGGGTGGATCCAGTCGAAGTAGACGATGCTGGCTCGGTTGGCGACCAGCGACGCGACGGCGGTGACCTGCCCGGTCTGGGCCTCTAGCAGGCGCACCTCGGCGGTCTGCCCGACGGGGGTGTCGAACTGGGCCTGGACTTGCAGCACCTCGTGGACCGGCCAGACGTTCGGCGCGAGCCACACGTCGACCCAGGTCCCGGTCGGCCAGCCGGCCGGGGTGACCGGGTAGGTCGGCTGGTTGAAGGCGACGGGCACGTTGTGCTCGGGCATGACCAGGCCGCGCCCGCCCGCCGAGGCGGCCAGGAGCACCCCCGCGCCGTCGCCGCGCAACGCGACGCCGTACAGGTCGGTGGTGGGCTCACCGACGCCGCCGCCGCTCAGGGGCACGTTGCCAAGGGTGAACCAGTCGTGCCCGGTGTCGTCCTGGAAGCGGAGCGCGCCGCCGACGAAGTTGCTCGCGCCGAGCGCCCTGGCGGCCTGCAAGACACGGACGGCGTCTTCCAGGCCGCGGACGCGGCGTTCCAGCCAGGTCACGTCCGGGGGGCGCTGCCCGGTGACCGTGCGGGGTCCCATGGTCACGTGCGGTTCCTTTCAGGCTTCCACGGTCACGGTCCCTTCGGGGAGGGGTGCTTCCCCGGGGAGGATGACGACGGGGTGGATGGTCTCCTCAGCCGGGTCGAGTTCCCAGGCGACCACCCGCGCGATCGTGGCGTAGCCCTGCGGGTGGCGCGGGCCGACCAGGTTCAGGCCGATGTCGTCGCCGAGGCCGAAGTCGGCGCCGACCATCGGGGTGACGAACGCGCGGGCGGAGAGGGTGATCGCGTCCGCGCCCCGGTTCATGAGCTTCAACGCGGCCTGCGCGTGGGCGTTCAGGGTGGAGGTGTTGCTGATCGACGTGCTCGGCGTGTAGCGGTACTCGTAGCGGGGCCAGCCGGCGGCGAACAGGGCGGCGTCGCGGGCGGGGGCGCTTTGGGGGCGGAGGTCGCCTTCCCCGCTGGACGTGGCGATCACGTGGTTCGACCCGTCCCCGTCGGCGTAGCTTTCCACAAGCTCGTAGGTGGCCTCGCTCACCCCCGTCGTTTCCAGCCAGGCGACCGGGCCGAAGGTCGGGTCGGCGGCGGAGCCGATCCGTTTGCGGGCGAGGAAGCGCTTGCGGACCGTGGTCTGGTTGGCGTCCTGCCACTCGGGCAGGATCGTCCACTCGGGGCCGTCGAGCACGCCCATGAGTTCTTGCAGGGCGGTCCGCACGGTCTTGTCGTCGGTGGCCAGGTAGGTTCGGTCGCGGAGGGTCCCGGTTGCGGGCATGTCCAGGGTCAGGCCGATCCCTTCGGTCGTGTTCGCATCGTTGACCAGCCCCCTGGCGATCACGTTCACCTCGTCCTGTTGCACCCAGGTGTGGTTGGCGACGAAGCGGCGGGACAGGTAGCCCTCTAGGGTGACGCAGCCGAGGGTGAGCCCGGCGGCGCTGCCGCCGCGCCGGTCGAGGACGATCCCGGCCCACAGCGGGTTCCCGTCGACGACGGCGACGACCATCGTGCGGCCCTTCTCCGTCGCGGCTTCCCAGTTGTCGGGTGGCTGCCCGGCGCTCGGGCTGCCGGCGAGGGGCAGGGTGAACTGGGCGGAGGCGGCGTCGCCGAGGATCGCGCCGAGCCTCCCCGACGGGATGAGGTCGGGCAGCTCGGCGAGGATCGACCCGGTGACCAGGTCGCAGCCGAGCCAGGCGAGGTCGACGTGGGCCACGGGCTCAGGCCCACAGCAGGTAGGCGACGGTCACGCTGTCGGAGACGATCGCCGCGTTGGTCTGGTTCCACACGCGGACCAGGAACGTCGTCGCCGAGATCCCGTACGGGCCGACGTGCCCGACAGGGATGTTGCTCGACCCGGAGCTGGGCGCCCGGGGGGAGACGAGCCCGCTGACCGGGGTGAAGCCGGCGCCGTGGGTGACGGTCAGCACCCCGGTGCCGTCGGTCGTGCCGGTGGCCTCGCCCCAGTGGACCCTGCTCGCCCCCGTCGTCGTCTTCTGCGGCGCGGAGACGAGGTACTGCCACGCCGCGCCGTCGTAGACCTGTAGCAGCTTCGTGGCCAGGTCGAACACGGTGAGCCCGCCGAACGTGGACAGGGTCGCCCGGTCGGTGGTCGAGCGGACGGGGACGATCCCGCCGGTTGCGGCGGTGAACGCCCCGTCGATGGTCACGGCCGGGCTGCCCGCGCCGACCTTCGGCACGTCGATGGACGCGAGCCGGAGGGAGCTGGCGGGCAGGGCGGGCAGGGCCGGGCTGGGCGCGGGCGTCCCCGCCAGGTACTCCGCTTGGGCGAAGCGGCTGCCGCTCCCGTCTTCGTCGTTGTCGTAGACGCGGACGTAGACGAGGTCCTTGCGGGGGTTGGTCGCGTCCTGGGCGGTGAGGGTGAGGGTTACGTCGGACGGGAAGGCGACTAGGTAGGGGCCTTGCACGCTCGTGAGGCCCGGGTCGACGATGCAGGTGCCCGCCTTGACCGTGATCGTCGTCCCGGACAGCTGGACGTTCAGGGAAGTCCCGCCCGGCCGGACGCCTGCGCGGGCGCCGACCGGGCGGCCGGCGAACAGGCCGAGGGCGGCGAGGCCGGCGCGCAGCTCGTTCGCGGTGTAGGCGGGCGCCCCGGCGGAGGCGTTGATCCACAGCGGGTCGACGGTCACGGGACGGTCCTTTCTGTCACAGCCAGGCGTCGCGCCAGCAGAGCGTGGCGAGCGCGTTGGGGCTCGGCGTGGCCGCGTCGAAGGCGAGTTCGTTGTCGCCCGGGTAGACGGCAGGCCAGTCGCCGGAGACGAGCGAGCGCCGTGACGCGACCCCGTTGAACATGACCGTGTGCGCGGCCGTGTCGATCTCAAGCCACTGCCCGACCAGGAGCGCGCCGTGGTAGCGGAGGGTGGCCGCCTGGCCGCCGGCCGGGGTGCCGGTCAGGCGGGGGTCGGTGACCGGCCCGTCGATGACCGCGGAGAGGCCGCTCGCCGCGGTCCCGTGGTTGGTCACGGTCGCGCGGCCGGCGACGACCGAGCCGGAGATCACAAACGGTGTGGTGAGGGGGACGAGCAGCCCACCGGCCTGGGCGGGGAGGGACAGGGCGACGCAGGTAGGGTCGCCGCCCGCGTAGACGGTCGGGTCGAGGCAGCGGAACGTGCAACGGGCGAGCGTCCAGCCACGGAACGCGGTCTGCGCGTCCAGCTCAACGCCACGCGGGCGGCCGTAGAGGACGTAGCTGGCCGCGCCGACCGTCCAGGACAGGGGGACGTCGGTGTGGGACGGTGCCATCGCCGCGGTGAGGCGCTGCTGTAGTCCAAGCCAGCGAGTGGTGCCGGGCAGGTGCCGGTTCGGGCCGAGGCCGCTGCCCAGCGGGTCCCGGTCGGTGTTGCGGACGAGGAGTTCGATGAGCACGTCACGGGCGCCCGGCCACTCCGCCCCCGACCAGCTTCCCGGCGCCCAGGCGCGGGGGTTCTCCGCGTCGGCGCGGACCTCGGCGTTCCACGGGTTGAAGCCGAGCAGGACGAACTCCCCGTCGTTCGGGTCGAAGGTCTCGCCGCGGAGGGTGACGACCACGTCGGGGGTGGGGGCGCAGGCGCTCACGTGACCGTGGCCAGGTAACGGGTCCGGGCGGCCCAGCGTAGCTCCGCCTGGACCTGGCGGGCGTCGAGCCGGTCGGCGCGGGTGTTGACGACCAGGTTGCCGTTGATCGTCAGCCCGCCCGTGCCGACGGCGCGGACGGCGGCAGCGACGGGCGCGTCGGCGAGCCCGCCGCCGGCCATGGCTGCCGGCTTCCGGCCGGCGGCGATGCCTTGCGCGAACCCTTGCGCGGCGGACTCGCCCATCTCACGGAACGCCTTGGACGGCGAGCCGATGCGGAGGAGTTTCTTGGCCGCGCCGAGCGCGCCGCCGACGGCGTTGCGGGCGGCGTCGGCGGCGGCGCCGGCCATCGACTGGATGCCGCCGATGAGGCCCTGGATGACGGCCCGGCCGGCGTCGTAGAGCACGGAACCGAGGTTGCCGACCGCCGCGGTGATCCGCCCGCCGATGCCGCGCAGGAACGACAGGATGCCGTTCCAGGCGTTGACCGCGCCGGCCTTGATCCGGTCCCAGTGGCGGATGATCGTGACCACCGCGATGCCGATGGGGCCGGTGAGGATGCCCAGGATCAGCGGCCAGTTGGACCGCAGCCAAGCAAGCACGTTCGCGGCGGCGGTCGTGATCGCGGCTTTGATCGCGTTCCAGGTGGAGCTGGCGGTCGACTTAAGCCCGGTCCACAAGCCGACTAGGAAGTTTCGGATCTTCGTCCAGTTTTTAATGATGAGGATGGCCACGCCGACGACCGCGGCGATGATAAGGGCGATCGGGGCAATGGAGATCAGCCAGGCGAGCGCGACCCTGGCGGCGGCGGCGAGGGCCTGGACGCCAAGCCACGCCCAGCGGGCCGCCTGGACGGCGATCGCGGCGACGGTCCGCGCCCCGGCGGCGACCGCGGACGCGGCGGTCGCCGCCCACGCGGCCACGACCCGGCCGGCGGCGGCGACCGCCTGGGCGGCCATGACCGCCCAGCGGGCACCCGTGGTCACCATCGACGCGATGGAAGCAAACGACGCGCGGACCGCGGCGGCCTGGGCGACGCCCCACGCGACGGCCTGCTTCGCGGCGGAGATGGTCGCCTGCACGCCAAGGGTAATGAAGTGGGGGATGAGCACCCCCGCGATCAGGGCACCAAGGATTTTCAGCGGCACCTGGAACCGGGTAACCGCGCCGGAGACACCGGCGAGGATGCCGGCGAAGTTGCTGGTCGCGGTCTGCGCCTCCGAGAATTTCAAGATCCAGGGGGTGAGCGCCTCAGCGATGAACGACACGACCGCGGCGGTGACCTGCAAGATCGGGCCGATCAGGGGGATGATCCCTTGTGTCAGGGCAAGCGCGGCGGCGGTCGTGGAGACCAGGGCGGGCGCCAGGTCGGCGAGGGCGTCGAGGATGATGGCCAGGGACGGTCCCGCGTCGGTGAGGGCGACGACAAGCTGGCCGGCGACGTTGGCGGCGAGCAGGCCGAACTGTTCGATGATGGGGACCAGGATCGCGAGCAGTGGCCGCAGCAGCCGACCAACAAGCAAGGCAAGCTGGACGATGACGGGGGCGAACGCGGCGGCGACCCGGGCGACGGCAGGGATCAGCGGCAGCAGCGCCGACACGACCTGCACGAGCGCCCGGCCGAGGTTGGCAGCGAACGGGGCGAGGGCCTTCAAGGCGCCGCCGAGGGGGACGATCGCAACCCGGACAAGCGCGCTAACCAAGCCAAGCAAAGGGCCGATCACCTGCCCCCCGGCAGCGGCGAGGTCGCTGAGCAGCGTGCCGAGCATGGGGAGGATCTGCCCGATGGCGGGGCCAAGGGCGCCAAGGAACACCCCGGCGAACTTCCCGGCGGCGGCAGCGACGGTCGACAGCATCTTGGCGAGTCCAGCGAAGATGCTGACCAGGGCCGGGCCGAGCGCGGCAAGCACGGGAGCGAATGCCGAGGCGAGCTGGCCGATGACGGGCAGGATCGGTTGCAGGGCCGCCTTGAAGCTGGTCACCAGCCTGGACAGGATCGGCGCTAGCAAGGCAAGTGAGGAGCGCAGGATGGGGGCGAGCTGGCCGAACAGGTCCCGGGCGGTGTGGGCAACCTGCACGAGTACGGGGACGAGCGGCTTAGCCATGTCCCGGAACGACTTGGTGATGTCGTCGCGCATGCTGACAAAGGCGTTCTTGACGGTCTGGCTGCTGCTCGCCGCCTTGATACCGAGGCCGAGCAGGGCAGCCCCGGCCAGCCCGGCGACGCCGACGACGCCGGCCAGCCCGGCAGCGCCGCCGACCAGTGACGCGGCCATCAGCCCGCCGGACACGACGGCGGCCTTGCCGAGCAGCAGCAGCTCCGCCCTCGCGGCGGACAGGCTGGGGATCAGCTTGGAGCCCAGCGACTTGCCGCCGACCAGCCCGGCGCGGCCGAGGGAGGCACCGATGAACAGCTCTAGGGTGTGGAAGCGGCCTCGGGTCCGGGTGGCGGCCTCGTTGGTGAACCGGTCGGCTTCGTCGCGGAGCCGCTTGGTGCCGTCCCGGCCGGCGTCGCCGAGGCTCCGCTCGACCTGTTTCGCCGCGGGCGTGACCTGGCCGACCAGGGCACGCATGGCGCTGTCGATGCCGGCGTGCAGCTCACGGGCGAACCGGTCGAAGTCGGGGACGATCTGGACGGCGGCCTCACCGAGGATGTCAGCCATCCCGGCCGCCTAGCTGGAAGCCGAGCGCACCGAGCATCCGCTGCGACTCGGTCTCCTCGTCGGCGTACCAGGACGGCGCCCCAGCCGGCCGCGGCCTGGACGGGCTGACGGGACCGTCCGCACTCTGCCACGCGTCGACGCCGAGGACCCGGCCCAGGTGCGCCCAGGGGAGCTGCTCAGCCTTGACGCCCAGGGCGAGCAGCATCGCCTCGGCGGTCGTCTCCTCCACCATCACCGCCCAGGCGAGGTTGGCGAACCGGGAAAGGGGGAGGGCGCGGAGGTCGATGCCGGCGAGGGCGGCCCGTCCGTCGAGCTGCTGCCACCGGCCGGGGCCGGTGGCCCAGCCGACAAGCCCGAGGACGGCACCGGAGGGATGCCTTCGCCCAGCCCGAACTGGGAGGGCAACCAGCGGATCACGCCCAGGACGGCCCGCAGGCCGATCTTCCGGTCGGCGACGGCCTCGGCGAAACGGGCCTGCGACTCGGCCGTGTGGACGGGCGCGAACAGGGCGATGATCGCCTCGCGGACCCGCCCGACGGCGACGTCGTCGTCGCCGTCGAGGACGGCGCTACCGGAGGCTTGCTCCCCGATCCGGCCCATCTCGGCGGCGAACTGCCGGGCCTTGCCGATCCAGGCGACAAGCGCGTCGACGGGTGGATCGGAGAGGCAGTCGAACACCTGGTCGCCGACGCGCCAGCGGACCGGCTTGGCGGTGGTGGTGAAGTCGGCGGTGCCGTCCGGGTCGTAGCGGACGGGCTGCTCGGCGGCGAGCCCGGCGGATTCGGTCATGCGTCACCTCCCAGCGCACGAGGATCGCACGCAAACCCGTGGACGCCTGACAGGCGGACGGGCTACGGTTTCGGCGCCTGCCAGCGCCGGCCGAGCGGACGTTCCCAGGTGATGCGCTCGGCAGCCGGGAGCGGTGGACACGCGGCGCTGGTAGGCGCCTACCGGCGGCGGGCGGCGACCAGCGCCCGGATCAGGAAGTGGGAGCCCTGGGCGGGGCCGACCTCCCGGCGGAAGATGAACCGGCCCGCGCCCTTCGGCTTGAAACGGAGCGCACCCGGCCGGTCGGAACCCCTGGCGCGGCGGGTCACGCGGATGCGGCGGCGGCCTTCGTGCTCGACCAGGGCGTAGCCCAGCGGCGAGCCGACCCGGTAGCCGACCGCGCCGGCCCTGGTGATCCGCAGGGACCGGGCCAGCCGGCCGGTCCGCTTCCTGACGTACCGTCGGGCCAGGCGCAGGACGTTCTCCGCGCGGGCGTGCAGGTCACGGTCGACCTCGCCGGGGTGGGCGTGGAGGTAGGCGTGGACGGCGCCGCTGTCCTGGCGGTAGTGGACCCGGACTTGTGCCATCTACGGGCATTCCGTGAGCAGCGCGACGGCGAGCTGGTGGGAGACCGCGGCGCAGCCACCGTCCGGGCCGACCATGATCGTCTCCCGCCAGGCCCAGTCGTCGATCCCGTCACCCGGCTGGTCGCCGAGGCGTTTGAGCTGGTTGAGGTCACGGCGGATCGCCTGCCAGCTCGCCCAGCGGTCCAGCTCAAACTGGACCGTGCTCGCGGTCAGGGCGTCCTCCGCGGGCGGGTTGCCGCGGTCGTCTGGGACCGGGGTGCAGCGGGCGAGCTGGACGGTCAGCTAGGCAACCTGGTAGGGGACCTCGCAGGGGCCACCGCCGGTCGTCTCCGCCGGGAACGACCGTGACGGGTAGGCCCGGGTGATCGCGACGGCGAGCTGCCCGTCGCAGTCGCACGCGTCCCAGGCGATCTCTGTGCCGGGGACCAGGCCGGACCGTCCCGCAGGTGGGTCAAGGGCGGCCTGGACGGCGTCGACCAGGCGGAGGGCGACCTTCGTGAACGCGTCGGGGCCGCTGAGCATTACAGCCGGTTCCCGGCCGAGTCCATGCGGGCCAGGCCGGCGTTCGCCCAGAACAGCGCCTCCTCTAGTGCGTGGACGGCCAGGCTCAGCTCCCGGGAGTCAGGGACGACCTCGTCGAACAGCGTCGCCAGGTCGAGGGTGTGCGCGCGAAGCGCGGCGTGCTCGGCGGCCTTGTCCTCGTCGGGCGGGTGGTGGGCGAAGCGGTTGCGGAGGTCGGCAGGGTCCATCAGGTGCCCACCCTTCTCGCTGGCGCCCGGTCGACGGAGTAGACCCGGGACCGGCCGGGGAGGCGTCCCGGGTTGGTCGTTTCGATGAGCAGGTCGCACTGGTACAGGCCGAGCCTGCCGGCCTTGGCGACCTCGGCCGGGTCGGGCAGCTCAATCGAGACGCCCTGGCGGACGAGGCTGGTCAGGCTGCGGGGAAGCTGGCAGTCCTCCCCCGCGAACGCGCGGAGGAACTGGCAGGCAAGCTCCCCGACGGCGAGGGAGGCGAGCAGGGGCGGGTCCTGGCCGTAGGCGGCGGTCACCGACCAGGTGCCCGGCTGGTCGTCGTCGGCGGACAGGTCGTTGCACCACGGCCAGGTGCCCCCGTCGGTGCGGACGAGCAGCTTGTTGTTGTCCACCCGGTAGGCGCTTGCGGGCAGGACCGCCCCGTCCAGCTTGACCTGGTCGACGTGGTGGACGGTCCCGGGGAGGATCACCTCGCTGACCGCCGCGCAGGAACAGGGGCCTTGGCAGGCGCCGCAGGCGACGTTGAACCACAGCCCGCCGACCAGGGCGGGCCAGGCCGGTTCCGCGGTGTACGGGCCGGGCCATTCCGTCCAGCCGACGGGGAGGACCAGGTCGTAGCATTCCCGGCGGCAGGGCCGCAGGGTGGTGGTGCACAGGCCGAACTGCCGGCCGGTCTTCGCCCACAGGACGTGGGTGGCGGCTTCGACGGCCCGGCCGGTCGCGGTCGGGGAGCCGAGGTCGACGAGGCGCTCACAGGTCGACCAGACGACCGGCCAGGGTTCGCAGGGTCCGAAGTCCATGCTCCACCTTACCTAGATGCTCGGGGGGGGTCCGACAGGCCGGTGCACGTTCCAGCGGACCCGGACGCTGGCGTAGCGGAGGGTGCCGTCCCCGGCCCACAGCTCACCGACGTAGCGGCCGGGGACGGCCAGGTCCGCGGCCTCCCAGGTGTAGACGACCTCGCCGTCGGCTGGGCCGAGCGCGGCCGTCCGGCTCACCGGGGCGTCCCTGGCTGCCTGCTCGGCGTAGGCGAAGCGGGCCTGGTAGCCGGTCAGGTTGATCGGGGTGCCGTCGGCGTACAGGAACGTGTAGGAGAGTGGGTCGGGGACTTCCCCGGCGACGAACGGGCCGGTGCAGACGGTTTGCGGGGGGCAGCTCATCGTGGTTCTCCTGACTCCTGGCCGGTGAGGAACCGGCCAGGCTCGCGGCCGGTGAGGCTGCTCGGCGGCCTGGGCGCAGCGACCGACCGGCGGGGCTCCCGGCCGGTCAGGGCGGTCGCTGGTTCTTCCCCGGTAGTGTGCGGGTCTGGTTCGCGGCCGTGGCGGTAGATGCGGGACAGGATCGCTGCGGGCACCCGCCCGGTCGAGGTGGTCAGCGACCGCTGGGTGAGGTGGCCGGCGGCGAGGACCCGCCGGACCGCCAGGCTGCTGGACGTGGCCCGCTGGGCGGCGCGGGCCACTCCGGCGGCGAGTTTCCGGTCGGTCCCCGCACTCGACGTACGCTGGTCGGCGCGGCCGGACGCGGCGGCGACCTTCCGGCCGGTCGCGCTGGTCGCCGTCCGCTGGGAGGCGACCGCCGTGGCGGCGCGGACGGCTGTGCCGGTCGCGCGCGTTGCCGTCCGCTGGGGGCTGAGCGCGGCGGCGGCCGGTGCCTTCTGCCCGGCTGCGGTGGCCGTGGTGCGCTGCTCAAGCCGTGGCGCGCTGCCGAGCAGCTTCGTCGCGGTCGTCGACGCCCGCTGGACGAGCTGGGCCGCGCCGGTCGTGAGCTTCTTGGCGGCGAGGCTGTCCGCCGATCGCTGAGCGGCGACCGCCGCGCCCGTGGTGAGCTTCTTCCCGGCCGCCGTTGCCGTGGTCCGCTGGACGGCCTGGCCGGCGCCAGCCCGGACGGCGACGGCGGCAGCGGTCGCCGCCGACCGCTGCGCGGCGGTCGCCGCTCCCGTGGTCGCCTTCGTCGCCGCCGAGGTTGCGGCGGTCCGCTGCTCGGCCCGGGGCGCCGCCTGGCCACGTTTGCTGCTCGTCGCGGCGACCGTGGAACGCTGCGCGGCCGTCGGGGCAGCCTGGCCGCGCTTGCTGCTCGTCGCCTGGTCGGTCGACCGCTGGGCAAGCGCGGGGCTTGCCTGGCCGGTCTTTGCGCCAGAAGCCTGCGTCGCCGACCGCTGGGCGAGCTGGGCGCTGCCGCCCCGTGCCACGGTCGACGAGCCCTGCTCCCGGGTCTCCGACCGGACGGTGAGCTGGGCCGCGCCGCTGGCCAGTTTCGCTCCGGTCGCCGCCGCCGCGGTCCGCTGGGCGAGCTGGCCGGTCCCGGCGCGGCTGGTCGGCCCGGCAGTCGCGGTCGCGGTGGACCGCTGGGCAAGCTGGGGGGTGGCCTGGCCGCGTTTGACCGCGGTGGTGGTCGTCGCGGTCCGCTGCTCAGCGCTCGGGGCCGCCTGGCCGCGTTTGACCACGGAGGCGACCCCGGCGGACCGCTGGTCGGTCCGGCCGGCGCCGGTCGTGAGTTTCTTCCCCGCCGCGGTCGTCATGGTCCGCTGGGCGGCGACGGGCGCGCTGCTGGCCAGCTTCGTGCCGCTGCCGGCGGCGACGCTGCGCTGGGCTCCCAGGGCCGCGCCGGTCGTGAGCTTCGCGCCCGAGGCGGTCGTCGCGGTCCGCTGCGCCAGGCTGGCCGGGCCGCCGTGCACGGCGGCGACGACCGCGATCGTGCCCAGCTCCAAGCTGCCCGGCTGGGCGCCCCGGGTGCCGAGCTGGGCGCCGCCGAGCGGGGACGGGATACCGGCCCTGGCCGTCCCCGCCGAGGTAGCCTGCGCCCTGGTGACCAGGTGCCACAGCAGCGGCGGCGGGGGGAAGGACTGGGCCGCCTGCCCCGCCGCTGCTGCGACCGCCGGGCCAGGCCAGGTCGTGTCCGAGTCGCCGAGGTCGTCGAACCAGGCGGTGATGCCGGACAGGCCGGTGCCGGTGTGGCCGTAGCGGACCCGGTCGGTCGCCGAGATGGTGTTGAACACGACCGGGAGGATCGTCTCGGTCGGGGTTCCCGGGTCGTCCATGGAGGTCCACAGGCGGACTTCGACCACGCCGTTGACCGTGTCTCCGAAGAAGCGGGCCTCCACCCGGACCCACTGGTTCAGGGGGATCACGGTCGTCCCCGTCCCGCCGGAGGGGGTGTTCCCGACCGAGTCGCGGACGATGAGCTGCCGGCTGGGGTTCAGGCTGACCGACGCGAGGGAGCTGGCGCCCGACAGCCAGCGGATCACCTGGAAGGTCGCCGAGGGGGACGCGTCGACGAACAGGTAGGCCCGCTCAAAGTGGGTGGTGAACGAGCCGCCGAGGGAGGTCGTCCAGGAGCAGTAGCACTCGGCGAGGCTGCCGCCGAGGGACATCTTGAAGCTGGTGCTGCCGTGGGCGGCGTGGGTTGAGTCGTAGGTGGCGGTCGCGCCCGTGCCCGTGGTGACCAGGTCGAGCTGGTTCCCGCCGCCGCCGGAGTTGGCGGGGGTGATCCCGGTGCCGTTGGGACCCTCCAAGGCGTTGGTGAGCAGGCCCACGGCAGCCGCCTAGTTGAGGATCTTGCAGCGCAGCTCGTTGGTGACGACCTGGTTCGACGCCGAGCTGGCGCCCCACGTCGCGGAGACGCCGATCGCGCGTTCGATGGTCGTGTTGACCCCGGCGACGGCCCTGAGCGCGGCGGTGACCGGGAACGGCGCCTCGGCGTTGAAGGTGGTCAGGCTCGCGCCGAACTGGTACTGGCCTTGGCCGTGGAGGGCGCCGGCCGTCCCGATCGCGGTGCAGAACCCGGCCCATTCCAGCCACCACGGCCACGCCGCCGGGGTCGTCCCGGTGGTGAACGGCGAGCCGAGGGCGACGTCGCCGGTGATTACCCCGGCGCGGTCGCCGAACCACAGCCCAAGGGTGAGGATCGCGCCGGTGAGGGAGGAGTATTCGCCGTGGGCGCGGACGTACAGCTTCGTGCCGATGCGGAGCTTCCCCGCAGGGATGACGGGGAGGGGTTGGGGGCTCACGTCCTTCTTGGCCGTGAAGGTGTTGAACGCGGCGCCGACGGCGGTGTGGAAGGGTGGGACCGGCTCGACCAGGTAGAAGTCCAGGCCACCGGCGATCCTGGGGATTTCCCGGCCGTGCCGGTCGTAGCCGACGATGCCCGGCTGCAAGGCTTCCTCGCGGCGGGGCCGGTCGAGCAGGTACGCCTTGCGGGGGTCCACGTCGCGGCCTCCTAAACCGGGCCTACGTCTTCGACGAGCTGGTGGGTGATCGACTGCCAGTCGGACGTGACCGTTGCCGCCCCGGACGTCTTGGACATCTGCCACTTGAACTGCAGCGTCGCCGGGGTCGGGCCGGTCACGTAGTCGAGCATCTGTGGCGCGACCCCGTAGCGCATCGTCTGGGCGACCTGGGCGCGGACCAGGTAGGTCGGGCCGGGGGGGACGTCGGCGAACGCGCCGCCGCCGACGGACACGACCCACTTCGCCTGCCAGGTGTCGGCGGTCGAGAAGCCGCTGCCGCCGATCAGCAGGTTGGCGGCGAACCAGACGAGGACCTTGAGGCGCCGGTTCACCCCGGGGGTGAACACCCCTCCGGTGACGATGTCGGAGTAGACCCCGGCGGTGGTGGACAGGGTGACGTTGCCGCCGGTCGCCTTGTCCAGCCAGCCTTTCGCGGCCCGGTCGTCGATCGTGCGGGCGAGGGTCGCGGCGGAGAGGACCTGGTAGACGGGCGCACCCGGGGAGTGGGCGACCGGGCTGGTGCCTTCCAGGCCACGGCCTCCTGCGAGGATGGACAGGGTCGTCCCGGCGATCGTGTCGACTTCCAGGCGTTCGTCGTCGATGACGAGCAGGAACGGCCCGGCGGCAGGCAGGTAGGTGGCCACGTCCACGGTCGGAGTGGCCGCCCCCGACGCGGCGATGGCGCTCGTCAGGGTCGCGTTGGGGGCTTGCGGCAGGGGGCCGTTGGAGAACTGGACGGGGGTCGCCAATCCTGTCCCACCCCCTTAGTTCCAGACCTGGTGCTGGGACAGGATCGCGTCGAGCGCCTGGATCGGCTGCTCGCCCTGGTTGCGCTTCATCTCGTACTGGTTTTCCAGGACTTTGTTGGCAGGCATATAGAGCTTGGCGTTCGCGTCGGTGATCGTCACAACCTGCTCATACTGCTCGGTTTGGAAGTTCCAAAGGTTCACGGCCGGCTCACCCGGGCAGGCTGACGGTGAGGGCAGTCACCTGGTACTGGCCGGCGCCGCCGAACACTTCGCTGGTGAGCAGCTGGATGTCGCCGTCGCCGATCGCGGTCAGGTCGATCGCGGCGCCGCCGGAGGTGAGGGCGAGCTGCAAGGTGTCCGCGGTCGCGCCGACGACGAAGTAGACGATCCCCTCAGCCAGGGGGGCAGGCAGGCCCGCGCCGATCGTCGGCCAGACGGCCACCTGGTTGCCGTTGACCAGGCCGTGCGTCGCCGAGGTGAGCGTGTTCGCAGTCACGTCGGCGGCGTCGACGCTGAACGCGCGGCGGGCCGCCGACCCGGCGGGGACGAACCCCCGGAAGGTCCCCGCCGTGATCGCCGACCAAAGGCCGACGTAGAGGACGGTCACGCCGGCCGGGACCGTGAACGTGTACGGGGTGCCGGACAGGCTCTTCGCCCCCGCGCTCGCCGCGGCCCAGGTGACGGGCAGGCGGGCGTAGCCGCCGCCGGCCAGCTCGTTCGCGCCGGTCGTCGACGGGTCACCGGAGTGGAGGCTGATGTGGGTGACCAGGGTCGCCAGCCCGGCCGCGCTGCCGTCGAGCAGGGCGTTCTTGGTCGGGTCGGTGAGGACGGCTGCCACGCCCGGCTCCCTTCTAGGTCAGGACCGTCCCGCCGCACACGGGGATCGGCGGCGCGGTCGTGGTCACCGCGGCCAGCCAGTGCTCCCCCGTCTGGACGGTCGCCGGGGTGATCCAGCTGGTTCCCGTGCCAGGGCCGTCCCCCCACAAGGTTGACGGGGCGAACGTGTCGCCGATGAACTGGACGGTGGTCGGCTCGTTGGCGACGTTGTGGTCGCCGAGGCGGCCGTTCCCCACGTTCGGCCAGGCGTTGTAGAGGAACTGCTGCACCCCGGTCGGGGAACACGCCCCCGCCCCGGCGATCCGCTGCCACACCTCAAGGGACCAGTGGTTCGCGCTCGCGCCTTCCTTGAGGGCGAAACCGGCACCGGTGACCAGGGGGGAGCCGACGGACAGCAGCCGCATGCTCAGGCCGAGTTCCATCATCTCCGGGTCGATGGTGCACAGGTCGACGGTGAGGGTGATGCGCTTGAGGATGTCCGGGTCCTTCTCGTTGATGCATAGGGCTCCGGCGGCGTTGCGCTGGATGAACTCGTCCCCGTCCTCGTACTGCGGGCTCTGGCCGATCTGGATGAACCCTTCGGAGACGATCACCTTCCCGGCCGCTCCGGTGACGGGCACGCCGCACGTGTCCAGCTTGACCATCCGCATGACCGTGCCCTTGATCGGGCTGACGCACTGCGACATGGGGGTCGGTCCCTCCTACGTGCTGGTGAGGTTGACGGCGACGGCGACGGCGCAGCAGTCGAAGCCGACCAGGTAGGTCCGCTCGGCGACGCCGGTGATCGTGTTCTCCGCCCGGTTGAAGCTCTCCGGGCGGGTGAAGGAGCGGACCGCGGAGCGGTAGGCGAACACGGGGCCGGTGCCGACCAGCCAGGCCGAGTCCGCCGTCGGGGCGGCGCCCAGGGGGGAAGTGCCCGGGTAGCCTGCCCCGGCGGCGACCCGGTTCCCGGCGGGGGTTTCCAGCCGGGCGCCGTTGCGGACGACCAGGCCGAAGGCGACCAGGGCGGGGAGGGCGAGGCGGGGGACGTGGACGACGCCGAGGGCGCGGGTGCAGTCGCCGAGCAGCTGCTCTAG